CAATAATCTTATCATACTTATATAACCTATTATGTTGAATTATGTTCAAAAAAAAAGAGGACTATAAAAGTCCCCTCTTTCTATGTTTAAGAACATACTCTGTTTAAGAGTTACTACCTTCTGTAATAGTTATAGTACCAGATAACCCAGCAAAGTCTGTTGAGTTAAATACTAATTGACCAGAAGTGTGTTTCATAAAATTAGCTGGAGTTGTTTCCATACCAGATAATGTTAATGTATAACCACTTAAGTCTCCCATTGCAGCACCAGTTACTACAGTACCTCCTGATACGTCAGCACCGTTTACTAAACCAACCATCATAAAGTTTCCGTTGTAATCTTCAACAGCAATATGAGGTCTACCATAAGCCATCAACTTTAACTCTTTATTATCTGCCTTAGACAGTTTTTTAAGTGTTACATTTAATGTTTGCTCATAGAATGTAGTTCCGTTTTCTCTTGATGAGTTTACTGTTTGCTCTAATGACGAATTACCTTTTAACTCATACTTACGTGCAGTTAATGCACCTGAAGCACCAGTCATATTCGTAATTTCATCATCTGTAAGTGTTACAGTACCTAAATCACCAAAATCAACAAAATAAAGGTTTTTAATGCCACCAACGACATCTTTACAAGGTTCTTTTCTTCCTAATGTTAAATCACAAGCCATATTATTATTTTTTTATAAAAAAGGGTAAGTAGTGAATTACCACCTACCCTCTTTATGTTATACAATTTTAGTTATTAAGAGTAAAGAACAATATCAGAACCAATAGCGTGTTGTATACCTGCTGTGAATCTCATTACTACTCTTACGTTTTGACTTCCATCAATGTCAGCCATATCAATTACTTTTACTTCATTTTGGTCAGACATTAAACCTGTACCGAAGAATAAGTTTGATTTCTCAGCAGCTACTGCTGTATTGTTAGCTAAACCTGAAGCCATTACGATATTAATACCGTCAAATGTTAAAGCTCCACCGTTGAACCATTGTGTACCTTTAGCATCTGTACCTGCAGCACCTACGTTAGTAGCAAAACCACCTAAAGCTCTTACATAAGCTCTATAGATGTTGTTTGATACATAAACGAATAAGTCTTCAGAACCATAAACAGCAGAAGGAATAGCGTCAGCAATTTTACCAAGCTCTGTTATTACATTTCCTGAAGTAACAGCTCCAGCAGCAACGTCTACAACGTCAGCATCAGCAGTTAAAGTTGTAGTGAAACCATCAAATTGTCCTGCGTTAGCGTTAGTTCCTGACCAGATGTTGTTTTCCATTCTTTGTGCTACCTTATCTGCTACGTGAGCAATTAAGAAGTCAGAGAAAGATGGAGGTAGATTATCAAAAGCTGAATAGCCCATAGAAATCGCATCCCAGTCACTTCTAAAGTCTTTCTTACATAATTGTAAGTTAACTTGAAACTCTTCTGGAGTTAATATTCTCTCTGTTAGAGTTAGTGTAGAAGTTGCGTCAAAGTCACAACTTGCATCTTTTACGATGTCATCAGTTGATACCTTTTTCATTACTTCTTTAAACTTGATGTTTGGCTTAATTGTTATATTGCCTTCCGATAAAGTTTTACCTGATAAAAGAGCTGCAGATACATATTTCCCAGCAAATTGACCAGCATAAGTAGTTGTTAAATTATTAGTTGTTGCCATTTTAAATTATATTTATATTATTATTATTATTACGAATTATGCTTCTGATGCCCATACACCATCACCACCAGTTAGATACCAGTCTGTTAATGCTACTGCTTTTATTGTACACCAATCACCTTTGTTTGCTGTTGCTTTTGTGTTTATCCAGTCTTTGTTATCAACACCACCAGATGATATAGCAGCTACTGTACCGTGAATTGCGTCAGTTGCAGCTGGGCTTAAAGTAATAATATTATTACCGTCTGCTCCAGTATTACGAAATGTAAATTCCATACCAATATTATTGGCATTAATAGCAGGTAAAGTCATAACTTTTGCATCAGTTGCAATGTTAAACTCAGAACCAGCTTGATTAGCACTTATATCTTGAGTAGTAGTCAAAGTTTCTTGTTTTGACCTTGCTCTTAATACGCTATTTGAAGTTGTTATTGTTTGTGACATTTTAAATTATTTAAAGATTAGTTATTAGAGATTGCGTTTAATACTCTATTGTAAGTAGTATTTTGACTTGCATTAACTGCATATCTTGTACCTATTTTTTCACCTACTTCGTTTTCAGGTGAATGAGATATAGCTTCAGCAGGTTCTTCAGAAGATAATTCTTGTGGAATTTCTTCTCTAGCTTCCTCTTTAGACTCAATCATACCTCTTAGTTTTTCTACCATAGATTTAAGCTCTGCAACTTCGTCCTTAGTAGCATATTCCATTGCTGGTGCTTCTTCAGGCATTAGTTCAGCTTCTTCTTGATATTCTTCTTCAGCAGAGTAAGTTACTTGTTTAACTTCTGCTTTAGGAGTTTCCTCTTTAGCTTCTTTAGCTTCAACCTTAGCAGGTTTTTTAGCTTTAGGAGCTTCGTCCTTTAATTCAACATCAGGAGTGTTTACTTCTTCTGAATTAGTTGATAAAAGAACATCTTTGATTTTTGTTACAATTTCACTTGCTTTCATAAGATACTTATTTATAGTTATTACTGATTAAATTTATTTTGTTTGGATTTCAGACTTTACCAATTCCTTGAGCTTGTAAAGTTCCATCGCAACACTTTTTAGAATATGTCTTGCCATCAGGGCATAAACAACCTCTTGACGAAACCTTTGGTGAAGAATGGCTTACTGTAGCGTTTTTATTTCTTTTCATTTTATTGGAACACAATTAGGCACTTTTCTACCATCTTTATCTTTCATACCTATTTGCTCATATCCTTCTGTGCAAGGAAGCTTTAAGTTGTGTTTTTCACAAGGCATATACCAAACATCACCTTCGTATTCGTGTGTATGATAACCTGAACACCCAATGTCTTCAGCAGCTTTTTCTGCTTCCTCCTGTGTTGAATATCCAGCTCTACCATCTATAATTGTAGAAGATGCTTCAATAGCATCAAGACCTTTTAATTTAGATGTTACCCAAGTAAGCATTGATTTACCACCCCATAATAAATATGATATAGTTCCACAAGCTTCGTTGTCACCTGGCTTGTAATAAGCAGATGCTCTTGATAAATATGAGTATATGCGTTTAAGAGTAGATAGCGTAAAGTTTTCTCCCTTTTCAAGCTGTCTAGCTCTAACTTTACCAACTTGAGTTGCACATTTATTATTTAACTTTTCATTTAATGCAATACCTCTTTTAGCATTGTTTTTTGCTGATTGAGGATAACCACCATAAGACTCTAATTCTACATCTTCAGTTAAAGATGCTAATACTTCTGCAAGTTCATATTCTGCGTTTAGTTCATCTAAACAATCAGAACAAGCATTTTCTTCTATACTCTCTTTAGGTCTTTCCATACTATCAGCAAAATATCCTTCTATAGAAAATCCTTTTACTTCTCCTTCTTTTACTGCTTTCCACACTTCATCATTTAATACTTTCATAGAAACCATCCAAGTTCCTTTTGGCAGGTTATATCCATAAGCTGCAGCTTTATCATTCTCTGGGTCTTCTATAAGCCAAGACTCTACTACAGACATATCACTTAATTCAAATGAATGTTCAAATGTAGAGTTTTGATGTTTACTTTTAATAAAGAATAATTCAGATGCTTTTCTTACAGTATCTTCAGAGAAGTATATGTAATAATCAGTATCATCATCACCACCTTTTCTAAATATCTTCTTATTAGGAATAAGAGCAGGACCCATAAGAATCCTTTTCTCTGCATCTACTTCAGCAAGTATAACTTCCTTGTGTTCTTTTAATGCAATAAAATCTTCTTCTATTGCTGGGTTTTCAACGATAGATATAGCTTCGATACCACTAATTTCATTTTCCTCGTCTATAATAAGTTCTATTATTTTTTCCATACTTAAATAACCCTACTCGGTCTATTTTGTTTTGTTATCCTATTGAAGCACCTTCTATCGTACTACGTTCAAGTTCTTGTGCTGTTGATATATCTGAAGCTACTACAAATGCTTTTAATGGTTTAGAATCAGCACCAGATATAGCTTGAGCTAATTGACTCTCTTGTGTAGCACCTACTACGTTGAACGCAGGAGCTTGTATACTAGGAGTAGAACCTCCACCTCCACC